GATTCTTTACGATTTTCCCGTACGGAGTATCCATAATCTTTGCTTCACCGATAAAGTCATTACCATTTGGGTGCAAGGATGTAATCATGTGGGATACTCTTTCAAGATTTACTGTAGGACCGTCCGGATGGCCGAGTTCACCGAACGCCCTGTTCTTTTGGATGTATTCTTTATTATATCTGCGTACTTCTTTCTCTAAAATAGCGAGCGGATATATTCTTCCGTTCCTATTCTTAACTTCGGCTTGTAAAAATGGACCACGTATTTTATAATTCTTCTTTCCCGTGACCTCATCATCTTCTAAAAGATATTCAATATCTTCAATTGATTCAGATATAAGTTTCATTATTATTTTTCCTCTACCTCAGATGGAGCTCCGGTAATCCCCGTGTCTGAACCAGGATGTGGCTCCGGTGGCTGAAATGAATTCTTAGCAATCGCTATTTTATGGTTTGCGATCTGTGCTTCTCGTCTTGCTGTTAGAGCAGCATCAAACGCAACTTCCGCCGCAGCGAAATCCCCTTCGCCTACTTTATTAATCATTTGTTTAATGTTTTTGGCCATTATAAGTTTCCTCTAATATTTATAAAATTTACAATCCAGAGTCGGTATACTCTTGATCTGGAGAAGATTGAAATTCATCTCCACCAGGCGTAGTATCACCAGACGGAAATTCTCCATTACCACCAGGCATTCCCATCATACCCATACCCGCAGGTTCACCTGGTTCTGCACCAGCATCCGGCCCCATAATTCCTTTCTTCTTTTCATCTTCAATCTGTTTATCAATTTCTGCAATTTCAGTATCAGATTGCTGTAATATATAACGTCGGACATATTCGACTGAATAGTAGGTTCCCACAAATTCATTAACAGTTGTTAAAGCATCCAATCTTTCTTTTAAAATCTCCATCTCTTTGAGTTCAAAGAAATGGTTGTCATCTTGAAAATCATAGATAACAAATTCTCTAATCTTATCCCAATCCTCATGAGTTATAACTCCCTTGAGAATCAATTGAGTTTTAAGAAGGTCTTGAAAAAGCTCAGAAAATTTCTTACGCAAACGCTGAATAAACTTACTAAATTTTATTTCATCTCGGGTAATTTCTGTAGAACGACCTAAGTTAAAACCACTCTCAGACTCTAATCGAGAAATAGGTATATTCAATGATTTGTAAAGTTTCTTTTGAAAATACTTTACGTCTTCCAGTTCACCTAGATTCTGTCCACCACCAAGAGTTGTGATCTCTGTTCCTCGTCCACCCTCTCGTCTAGGCAACCAAAAGTCCTCAAGCATCGACATCTGGTTCCTATCATCCTTAACTTCACCAGTCGTTGCATCATATACTAACTTGTTACGATAACGAGTCATTACATCTTTAAGGTAAGCTTCTGCCTTCGGCTTCGGTAAGTTACCAACGTCGATGTAGAAGATACGTCTTTCAGGAGCTCGTGAGATACGATAGATGACTACAGAATCTTCAATCATTCTCAACTGGTTAGTCGGCTTAATTGCTTTCTGCAAGTGTCCATAGACTTGATTCGTTGTAGGATTATAGATACCAGATGTTACATATACAATAGCATCTGGAGAAATCTTGATACCTTCTCCCATCCCACCACCACCTGTAGAGGTTCCAAAAACAGGATAAACACCAGCATCATTATATAAGAACCATTCCTTTACTGACTTTACAACTGTAGGTAAATTAGGTCTAGGAATTTCTTTCTCTATTTCCCGAATCTTTTTAATAAATTTAGGATCAATATAACGAACTTCCGTTATACCTTTTCGGGGAGATTTTTCATCAATCAATTTATGATAGAAAATTCTACCATCAATATAATAACGTCTAAAAATATCGTGACCTTTCTTTTTCCATTGAAGAAGTGTTAGAACTTCATCAAATTGTTCTACCATCTTTTTCTTGATAGACAAGGAAAGGGGAACCCAGTCCAAGTTTAGTTTTACAGAAACTTCAAGCTCATCTGCTGTAATAGCTTCATTGATGATATCTTCGATTGCTTGATCACACTCCGGGTTCTCCGCAGTGGTTCTGTATTTACGAATTAAGTCAAACTCATTGCGAGCTGCTTTATCATAAGAAAGGTACTGCCCAAAAAAACCAGCACCACCAGCTATATCTAGTGTGCCTTCATCGTCGGAAGGAGCGACAAAGCTTTTAGCCTTGTCGCTTTCCTTCTTCTTCTTTACTTCCCATCCAAATAATTCTGCCATAGTATAACTATTTATATCGTTTTAAATCTACGATATTTCTTCACCTTACATAATATTATTAAGCTCTAGCGGTTCCTAATTCAGTTTCCGTATCTATTGCTCCTTGTGCTCTGCTGCCAGTTTTGCTTACCGCATGCCCAGTAGCCGTCATATAGTTGAAACGAAATGTTGCACCGAACTCCTCAACTGCATCATTAGTATCGAACGCAAGATCAATAGCATCTAATGCTGTTGGCCACGCATCATACAATGTGTATGTCCGAATTTTGTGATCATTTCTATCCATCTGCGTAACGTTCACTTGTCGATAAACTGCTTGACCTTGAGCTGAGGATCCTGTAGAACTACCAATATCTTGCAAGTCATTCATCCATGCTTCTAGCGTGCTACGAATTCCATAAGCTCTATCATTCATAACTGTCACTGTCCACGGATCATATATACGATCTCCCGGAACATATACAAAACGTCCGCGGAAAGGTATCGTCACCTCACCGATAGTCAATGCAGGAATTTGAGCTGAACGACATAAAAATTTAAACTTCTCACCCAATGCCGTAAACGATATTTCAAATTGATTAGCTCGAGCGCCGCCACCCTGTAACGCACCAATAAATTGATTTACATTTGCCATCTTTTTTTTATCTCCCTTTCTTAATTAAGCCCGACCAACAACTTCACTGAAATCTACACCTGTTCGAGTAGCGACAAAAGTTAATGTGATATAGTTAATCGAACGAGCAGGTTTGACATATACATCTGCTCTAAATTCATTTGCATCAATAACCTGACCATAGTTATTTGTTTCATCGCAAACAACCTGGAAGTCTGTAATACCTCGACGAGCTTGAACATCTCTCAAATATGGATCAACCATAGCTACGAAACTATCTCTAGTAAATGCATCATTGAATTCAAAGAGAATCGAACGAGCTGCAGCTGCACACGCTTCCTCAATTGTAATAAACAATCGACGAACATTAATGCGACTAAAAGCACTTTTCGTAGTAAGACCAGTCTTGTCACCCCAAAGTACTGTGCCTTCTCCTGGGAATGTAACTACAGGATTAACACGAGCTCGATAGAGTTGATCTCGTTCTGTCTGTGTGGGATTGAAAGCCAATTCAATTGAACTTCTAATCTGTCCACGAGACAAGCCACCTGGACTCCACCACGGATCTTCTATCGCATCTGTGGCAGCACAAGTACCAGCGACATCTGCATTGAGAGGTACCCAACGGAAAAGATCATTGTACTTGTCATACTGTTTCTTGTAACCACTGTCTATCACAAAATACGAAGAACTCGCTAACAAATTAGCCCACGTTACAACAGCACTTTGCTGTGCATTACCTACAGCCTTATTGACTACTGCATCTTTATATGGTGAGAAAAATGCTACTGAATCTTTACGAGCATTTACTATATCAATCAAATGCGTTGCCAATACTGTATTTGTTGCTCCGTCTATTGACGCCGGACCTGAGATAAAAAGATTAACATCTACATCATCAGGATCCTTAAAGAAATCATAAGCTGTTTGTCTTTGACCATTCGTTACTGTTGATCCATCTGCACCACTTACTAGTGATTCAGTTACCGGATTAGCAGTATACATTGTTGGAGCAGCATATGAAGCATTTACAACTGTAGTACCCCATGCTGTACCAGCACCTACTGACGGATGATCTAACCAATAAATATATGTGGAATTACTATAAAGAACATCAGGATAATAATTCGCATTACCTTCCTCTGTTAGTGCATCATTACCTTTAGATACATCTGCAAATTTTTCTAAAATAGTATTTTTTACTCCAGTAACTACTCCATCTTCATCTTCAACAATAATGTGTAATTCATCATACGCACCATTATGATCTGTTGCATATTGTGAAGTTTTTGGAGCTTCATCAAATTGATCATAATACTCCCAGTACAGACTCGTTGCTGCACCTGAAGCAATAACTGTTGCAACACCTTTAGCTGCTGTATCTGGATAACGTGTAATCGTTACCACAGCACTTGCCACAGAAACTACTTGATACTTCTGACCTGCGGTATCTCCCACAATTGTAAAAATACTTCCAGCTACATAACCTGTAGCTGATGTTAAAGTTACTGTTAGATCACCAACTGCTGTATTTGCTGCTGTTGTAGTTTTAAGAGCAGTATAATATGCACTTACTTCTGCACCTACAGTAACAACATCTGTAGGATCTGAACTAATCATCGAAACTTTAAGACTATTGCCCCAAGCACCTGGTGATCTAGCACCGAATGATCCTCTAACTGAAGCCTGACCTCCACTAAACGGTCCATATGTTCCATCACCTACTTGATAAGAAGTAGTATTCGGAATAAGTTGACCTCCAGTAACACCGGTAGCATTTAACATACCAGACTGGAGACAACGCACAACTTTTAATTGATTTGCATAACCCAAAAAGTTCGCAGCCGAAAACCAATATTCAAAATTTGAAGTGGTCGGCTTACCAAAACTTTCTACTAACTCTTCCTCAGAACCAACAGTAATAATTTCATTTACATAACCTTCTGTTGCCACAATAGCAACAGCGCCTATACTAGACGGTTCACTGGATACTACCGTAGTTAAATCTTTTTCTTTTATTTGTACACCTGGCGAAACCATGTCTACCATTTTCTTTCTCCCTATAGATATATCTTTTAATATTGATGTCCTAGGCCAGTCGCCTTCGCATCAATCTCTGTTCATAGGTATAACAAAAATTATTTCAATTCTTTCTCAAGTTATTTATGATTTTGAGTTTTTCCAATAACCAGACCGCACACTATTACTAAATATAAATGTAAACTTAATATGCTAACTGGTTGTTATTTATGAAAACTGATGGTAGAGACAAACGTAGACGATGGTTAAAAACCCAATTATCAAAACACATTTGTAATTGTGGTGAACAACAATCACACAGATTAATGTTTTATCCTTATCATAAAAAAATACGACATCTTAACTTACGTTACGGATTAAAACATTCTAAACGATTTGAAATTGAACACTTCATACACGAAAGTTCTGTGATGTGTTGGAATTGTGCTGCAGATCAAAAAGAAGATTTGGCTATGTTTCCTGATCTTTAACGTCTTTCTTGCTCAAAGAAATCTGGATACTCTTTAGCAGGATGCCAGAAGTCTCCATCCTCATCCACAAAGGGAGCATCATCAGCATAATGTATGCCATCATCTATAAAACCAAACGGAGCCATATCTTGTTCCATAGCCTGTTGTTGACTTTCAAATAAACGTCTACGAATATCATCATCCGTCATCTCTTTAAAATACTGTTGGTTAGTCAACCAAGCAAAAAATACCAAACACATCATTAAGTCATCAGAAGCACCTTCATCTGCTTGAAAGGAAGGACCCTTTTGAATAAAATTAGACATCTCTACTACCACATCAAAATCACAGATTAAAAGTTTATCTGATTCTATTAATGTCTTTAAGTTAGAACAACCTACCTTCTTTACAGACTTCGTTGTTCTTACTCCTAATTCACTAGTTCCGTCTCCAAATCCCCCTGATACTATTTGACCTAAACGACCCCTTGTTTGACACATAATAATATTTTCATACTGTAAATCGTGATGAAGAGCATCAGCTACCTGTCCCCCAATATCATTTATCTCTATTAATAAATAAGCTTCATTGTATGCTTTAGCTACACCATAAATTACTTCAGGAAATATGAGAGGTTTAATCTCATTATTCTTATACTTTGCAACTAATTTGTAGGGTATTGTAGTTATATCAATAACTGTAAAGGCAGAATAATCTTTAGCTCCACCTCGTGCTACATCTACTGTAATACAATACTGCGAATCTTTTTTTGGATTTTCATGCACATCAAAACCTGCATTAGATTCTATAGGATCTTTTGTAGGAATCGTTTGTATTTTGGTGGGCGAAATAAGAGTATCTATAGAACCTAAGAACGAACATTCAAACTCTTGTAAAAATTGTTGTTCACTAGTGTTACGAATTGTCTCCTCTTTCCATTCTTCATCACGACCTGGAACTTCTTGCCATGCCACTTCTATAGGTATAAAATTATTCTTATCATTAACCGCATCACTCCACATCTTATAAAACATATTCATACCATGCGGTGTAGATACGATAATCACCTTTGATGTCTGACCAGCAGTAATCGTTGGATACACAGAACTAAAAAACTGTTCGGCTATGTTGGAGGGAATAAAAGCGAACTCATCAAGAAATATAATATTATAAGAACCACCACGTACCGCAGATGCGGACGTACTCGCCGCAATAATTTTAGAACCATTCTCTAACTCCAAAGAACCCTTGTTCCAATTCATTACCCCCTGTTGCGTCCACTCTGGTAGATGCT